CCAGACGCTCGAGGAGCTCGAGGCGCGCGAGGTGACGTTCGCCGAGTCGCAGTGGCTCGTCGAGCACATGCGCAACGCGAAGCGGGCGCCCGGGAAGTGGGGCGTCGGTATCCGCAAGGAGCACCGCGAGTCGCGTCACAAGATCGACCTCGCCGTGTGCCTCATCGGCGCGCGGATGCTGCGACGCATCTACCTGCTGAGCCTCAAGACGACGAAGCGTGCCCCCGGGAAGGGGCGCGCGATCCTGCTGGCCGACTGACCGACGACTCTGTGAGAGAGGGGAACCCACCAGATGGACGGCAGCACCCTCGCTCCGACGTTCATGGCTCCCGCCGCGGTCTACCCGACCCTGCCGAACCTCAACCTCACCGAGGAGGAGGCCGGCACGGCGACTTGGCTCGCTCAGCGGCTCTTCCAGGTCCGTCAGCCGCTCGAACTGCGCGGTCTCTACTACGACGGCATGCAGAAGATGCAGGACCTCGGCATCAGCATCCCTCCGCAGCTGACCGGGCTGCGGACGGTGGTCGGGTGGCCGGCCATCGGCATCGACGCGCTGGTGAACCGCACCATCGTGGAGGGATTCCGCTACCCGGGGCAGACCGACGTCGACGACGAGCTCATGTCGATCTGGCAGGCGAACGACCTCGACACGGAGGCGCCTCTGGCGCACCTCGACGCGCTGAACCATGGCCGTGCGTACGCCGTCATCGGCCCGGCCGATGAGGACTCGCTCACGGGTGAGCCGCTCATCACGTACGAGTCGGCGCTGAACATGATCGCCGTCTACGACGCGCGGCTGCGGCGGGTCACGGCGGCCCTGCAGATGTACGTCGACATGTCGTTCACGAGCGAGACGTACGGCCATGAGGTCGCGGCGCTGTACCTGCCGGGCAAGACCATCCACATGGCCCGCTCGCAGAGCGGTGGCCCGTCGCGCCAGTGGGAGATCACCACCGACCCGGACGACACCGAGCAGCTCGGTGGCCGGCTGCCGGTCGTGCGCCTGGCGAACCGTCAGCGGCTCAGCAACCGTGACGGGCAGTCGGAGATCCGTGCCTCGTGGATGAACACGGTCGACTCGGCGTGCCGGACGCTGCTCGGGCTCGAGGTGGGGCGGGAGTTCCACATCGCGCCGCGGAAGTATGCGCTCGGCGTGCAGGAGTCGGCGTTCGTCGACGCGAACGGCAACGCCAAGACGGCGTGGGAGACCTACCTGAACAAGGTGTGGATGCTTGAGGCCGACGATGAGGGCAACGTCCCGACCGTGGGCCAGTTCCCCGGCCAGGACCCGTCTGGCTACACGAAGATCCTCGAGACGTACGCCGACATCATGTGCGGCGAGATGGGTCTGCCGGGCTCGATGCTCGGGCGGCACGCCGACGGCAACCCGGCCTCCGCGGACGCGATCCGCGCCGGGTACGAGGAGCTCACGTCGCGGGCCCGGATGAAGCAGGTCGCGTTCGCTGGCGGCCACGAGGAGACGATGCAGATCGCCCTCATGGTGAAGCACGGCCGGGACGCCCTGCCGGAGAACGCTCACCGGATCGAGACGGACTGGCGCAACCCCGCCCCGGAGACCCCCGCCGGCACCACGGACGCGATCGCGAAGCAGGTCGCGGCCGGGATCATCCCGCCACGGTCCGACGTCACGCTCAAGCGGCTGTCCTACTCGCCGGTCGAGCGGGCCCGGCTCGCCGACGACTGGACGGACGAGCAGGGCCGCACGGCGCTGCAGGACATCCACGACATGCTCAAGCAGCGAGCCCAGGGCGGCGCGCCGGCCGAGCATGCGCAGCCTGCGGGCCCGTCGCCGGCCGACATGCCGAAGAAGGTGCCCGTCCGTGGCGACGGCGAGCCTCGCTGAGACGCACCGCGACGAGCAGGAGGCGCTCGTCTCGCTCATCCCGGCGATGCTGCGCGAGGCGTGGCCGCTGCTCGACGTGCACGACCTCAAGGGCACGCTGCCGCTGCTCGTCGAAGCCGTGCGGGCGATCCTCGCGCAGTTCGGGCCGGCGTCCGGGTTCGCGGCGCTGGACTACTACCGGCGCGAGCGGGCGGCTGCTGGCGTGACCGGTCCCGGGCCGTCGCTGCGGATCGCTCCCCCTGCGGCTGCGGACGTCGTCGACACGACGGTGCGTACCGCCACGTCGGGCCTGTACGGCACGGTCACGCCCGAGTCGGTGCAGACCGCGCAGGAGGCGCTCGACGACGCGGTGTCGCAGCTGGTGCTCACGCAGTCGCGCGACACGATCATCGACGCCGTCGCGCGCGACCCCAAGGCGCGCGGCTGGGTGCGGGTGACAGAGCCGGGCGCGTGCTCGTTCTGCATCATGCTCGCTCTGCGGCATGGGCAGGGCATGGTCTACCCGGCGAAGCGGGCCGCGGAGTTCAAGGCGCACCGGAAGCGCGCGAACGGCGCCGGTGGCGAGTGTCGCTGCCACGCCGAGCCAGTGTTCACGGCGTACGAGCCGTCGCACCGGATGCGGACCATGCAGGCGCTGTGGGAGACGTCGACGAAGGGCCGCAGCGGCAAGGACGCCCGGACCGCGTTCCGGCAGGCCGTGGAGGGCCGCGAGGTGACCGGCACGACTGGCCCCTCGGGCGGACAGAAGAAGGCCGGCCTCGCCGGCATGAGCCGTGAGCGGCTCGAACACCAGATCGCCCTCACCGAGGGCCTAAAGGACTCCTCGTGGCGCACCAGTCAGCTGGCGCGTCTGCGGGGCGAGCTCGCCAAGCGCAAGTAGGCGAGCACGGGCGCGTCGAGCGGGCGCGCCACCACCAGATGCCCAGGAGGCACCCGCATGTCCGACCAGCCGACCGTCCCCGCAGCCCCGGCTGCTCCCGCAGTCGACCCGGCCGCCCCAACCACGACGGACCCCGCTGCAGCGGGTCCGGTCGACACGGGCGCCGACGCGCCGCCGTGGGGCGACCCCGAGAACTTCGACCCCGAGAAGGCGTGGATCCTGATCCAGGGTCTTCGCGCCGACAAGGAGAAGTTGTCGAAGCGGCCCGCGCTCACGGACGAGCAGCAGGCCAAGCTCGCCGAATTCGACCGCCTCGCCGAGGCGTCCAAGACGGACCTCGAGCGTGCGCAGGACACCGCCCGCAAGAGCGAGGAGCGCGCCGCGCGCCTGCTCCAGCGGACCGTCGCAGCCGAGATCAAGACGCTCGCGGAGGGTTTCGCAGACCCGACCGACGCGCTCGAGTCCCTCGACCCGAAGAAGTACGCCACCGACGACGGCGACGTCGACACGGAGGCGATCAAGGCCGACCTCGCCGAACTCCTCGAGCGGAAGCCCCACTGGGCCAAGGCGCAGCAGAGGACCACGACGATGCGGCCGAATCCCGCCCAGGGGCGCTCCGGTCAGCCGGCGCCGTCCCGGGCAGAGCAGATCGCCGCCGCGCAGGCCGCGGGCGACACGCGAACCGTCATGCGTCTCAAGGCAGCGCAGGCGGCGGAGTCCACCACGTCCTGACGCGCACCGCGTCACCACCTGAAAGCGAGTCACCATCATGGGTGCTGTTGCTGGGCAGGGAACCACGTTCAACCTGCCGAACTACCACGGTGAGCTCTTCACCGTGACCCCGACCGAGACGCCGTTCCTGTCCGCCATCGGCGGCCTCGGCGGCGCGAAGGCCGCCCACGCCATCGACTTCGAGTGGCAGACCATCGACCGGCGCGCCTCCTCGGCGAACAACGCCGCGCTCGAGGGCGCCGCGGCCCCCGCCGGCGCGGAGCGGTCCCGCACGCAGGTCAAGAACTGCGTCGAGATCCACCACTCCGCCATCGAGATCACGTACTCGAAGATGGCGGCCACGCAGAACTACGCCGGCATCAGCGTCGGCCAGCAGTGGGACGACTTCGTCGTCGACGAGCTGGCGACGCAGACGCAGGCCGAGCTCGAGTCGATGGCCGTCGACGTCGAGAAGTCGTTCCTGTCGGGCACCTACGCCCGCCCGGCCGACAACGCGACCGTGCGCAAGACGCAGGGCGTCCTCGGTGCCGCCGCGACCGTGTCCGCCAACGGCGGCACGAACCGCGCGCTCACCGCCGCGATGCTGAACGCGCACATCCAGGCGATGTTCGACGGCGGCGCGAAGCTGCCGGCCGACCAGACGGTGTTCATCGTCGGCTCGGGCCAGCAGGTCAACCTGACGAGCGTCTACGCCGCGGCGTCGAGCCTCTCGGCTCCGGTCCGCGACCGCAACGTCGCCGGCATGAACATCCAGACGGTGGTCACGCCGTTCGGGACGTTCGGCGTCCTGGTCGACCGGTGGATGCCGGCCAACCAGATCGCGGTCGTCAACCTCGGCGTCTGCTACCCGGTGTTCCTCGAGATCCCGGGCAAGGGCCTCCTCTTCACCGAGGAGCTGGCGCGCACCGGCTCGAGCCGGAAGTTCCAGCTGTACGGCGAGGTCGGCCTCGAGTACGGCGCCCCGACGGAGCACGGCGTCCTCAAGGACCTCACCTGAGCCTCGGCTCTCACCGGCTGACGGGCCGGCGTCGCCTCGCGCGGCGTCGGCCCGTCAGCCACCCAACCCAGCCGCACAGCAAGGAAGGCAGTACCT